GGTGCAGCCGGTGTTAATGTCGGTGTAGATGCAACCGAGCTGTTCAGGATGCCTTCCACGATAGCCTTACAGATCGCATTAACTCCGACCTTATTGTACAAATTTGCGTCATCCTTGTCATCCACAAATCCCACTTCGATCAACATTGCCGGGGAATGCGTGTGTTTCAGGACATATAAGCCGGTGCTTGTTTTCACACCTCTGTTGGTGAATCCCAGTGCTGCCAGCTTGGCGCATACTCTTCCAGCTGCAGCATAAGCCTTAGAGTTGGTGTTGTAGACAAATACTTCCACACCTTTTGTCTTTCCGTCTCCTGGATCTACTTTCGCTGCATTCTGATGGATTGAGATGTCTAAGTCTGCAGTGTGGGCGTTGCACTTGGCAACAATATTGGCGAGATTTGCTCCTACTGTCTTTCCGGTGTCGTCCGTGCAATTATAGGCTGTGTGTCCGGATGCCTGCAGTAATGTGATCACACCGGCTGTGATCTTTCTGTCTTCTGTTACTTCATCCAGATAATGACTTGCTCCCGCTACGATTCTGTTATGTCCGCCATGTACGTTATATACTCCCATGATTACGCCTCCTGTTCTACTAATGTTTTCGCTGCTTCGATTTCTTCCGGTGTTGGCTCAATACCTTCATCGTATTCATAACCTTCATTCTGATTCCTTGTTACTTCCATGTTTTTGTTGTCTTCCATAATGCTCTCCTTTCTGTGCGACGTCGCACGCAATATATAATATGTTAGAGGACGATTATTCGCCCTCTGAATCCTTATTGCCAATCTGTTCTTCTACCTGTGATCGGATGTGCTTGACCAATGGTTGCAAGAATGCCGGAATCTTTACGCCCATGTCCTGAATGTTTTCCAGAATTGAAATAATCTCATTGCAGATCAGCCACATTGCTACCACACATGCCACTAAGAATGCCACCGGAGATTTCCACCCAATTGTTGTAGATGCATACAGTAACATTTCGTCTATGATCGCTCCAACAACTACCAACAACCACATGGATACTTTCTTGAAGATTCCACGGATACTCTTATAAGAATTAATATCTTCTGCTCTGTACTTGCTGGCCATAAGCCCGGTCATGTAGTCGATCAGATTACATGCCACCAGCAAGATCACCGGCACTGCCAGAACACCCAGGAGTGCCGATAAAAAGGCGAATACCGCCGTAAAAATTGCTTTGATATAATTTGCCTGTTCCATTTTCATGTACCTCACTTCTTTCTTAATTTTGAATTTTGCGCATAAAAATAAGACCCGTTAAGGTCCTGCTCTGATTTCTTTCAGTTTCACTATCTCACTGTCTCACTTTCGATAATGCCGGTAGAACATAATCTGAATGTCCTGCGATTATAAGAGTTTTTGCGTCGGTTGGTACTTTTACCCTTTCTTCTACCACAGAGTCCCCGCCTTCGGCTGTAGTTTTTGTCGCCCATTTTGCAGATACACACTCTCCACTCTCATCAAGGAATGAATAAATTCCGTATCCATTATAGCTCCAGCCAGTAATCAGCACTTCCGAACAGTCCGTAACATTTACAGGCTCGCACGCTCTAAACTTCGTATTCGTACTGGTCAGTGCCAGCAATTTTCCTTTATAGGAACTTGAGGTTTCTTTTCCAATTGAATAGCTTGATTTAAGAGTAAGTTCTACCGTTTCTATTTTTTCTCCGGTATTAGAGGAAAACTGATCAGTATATACTTTTCCGGTAGAGTCAATAATAAAATAGTGCTTTCCAGTGTTCAAATCATCTTTTTTGTAATATCCGATATCAACGACATTTCCTGTCTTTTCTATCATTTCGTTCACATCAACGATCGGAACACTTTTCCCTTTAATGTAATTAACAAGTTCTTTAAGCTCTGTAGCATTAAAAGTACTTGTCCAACAATGTGTCATGAAAATTAACCATCCTCCAGATGTTAGCAATTTATCCACGTACGCTTTTGCGTCTGCAAGAGAAAAACTTCCGTCTGTCGGGAACAATCCGACACGGCGCATATAATAAGTTTCATGAGGAATAACATTGATACCTTTATCAACCAAAAATCCCATATCAAAATACTTTTTGACTATAGACATATTGTCCACTGAATATTTTCCTTGAGTATAAGCATAGGAATTAACATCTGTTATTCCCCATTCTCTGTATTTTTCTACGCATTTTTTTAAATTTTCTTCTAATTGGTCTTTCGATAAAGTGTCCATGTTAGTTTCTGCCCATGTGTGACATGATATGGTTACGCCGTAATTATACATTTCTAATAATTGTTCCTGTGTCATGTACAAATCCGCACCTATTTTCCCAGGAGGACAAGCTAACGTATATGGAATATCCAACTCTTTGATCAATGGGAATAACGTAGCATACGCTGCTGATCGGCAATCGTCATCGATGAAACTTACTGCAGCTGCAATTTCTTCTTTTCCACCATCAGTAATTCTTGTGATCCTTTTCGCAGATGATTCTTGTATAGCTGGTTCTGTTATGCTATCCAATCTGGTTAAGATCTGTTCGATGATATCCGGATTTCGTTCCATCACCTCGTCTGTAGCTTCCAGACCTTCCAGTACGGTACCTTCTGCAAGGGTCGTGTTCCATTCTGTGGTCGCCCCATTTTTGGCGCACACAATGAACTTAACCTGCCCTTTGTACGCAACTACATCAGGACCGATCAGCCACGAAAACGTAATATAGTCACCATCGGTCTTAACATCCTCTACCAGATAAGGATACTTCTGACCGTTGGCATTCTGGTAATTGATGTACAGGTGCATAGTAGACAGATCTATGTTATCTCCTACGATTTTCGGACATCGGAAATGTTTTCTTTCAGTGTTTCCATCATTCGCCACACCGAAGATCCGCTCTGACTCCGGCACTGTGATTATCCTGCTCTCTGGATTGATCTGGAATACGGCATTCACCGGATCGACAGCAGATGCCTCTAATGCTTCTTCTAATGTCATGACTGCTTCACCTCCACCTCGTTCGTTGTAATCCTGTATCCATTTCTTTCTCCGATCAAATATACTTTCCAACATTTGTATCCCGTAATTTCGTCCGGCACGGCACATCTGCCGTTCACGATCGGTGCAGGATATTTTTTGTCATATCGGACAAAGACAGCTACTTTCCGGCAGCCGTCCCATTCTCCATCAAAATTATACGCTGTCTGCAGATATCCTTTTGTTCCGGCCACAATACCGGAGAAATCTCCGTCTTTACTTAATTTCTGACCAGCTACTTTAAACTGTAATGTCCTCATTTTTTTACTCCTCTTTATGAATATGTGCAGATCTTCACCCAGCTACCATAACTTGTTCCATTGCGGTATATGGATGCGTAGATTCCACTGTTTCCGATAGCAATCCTAAAACTCATCTGATCGTTGTACTTGAATACCAGGATATATCCGCCTGTACATGGTTGATTTGTGGCATTATACCATTTGTATATTCCGGATTCTCCTGTCTGTGTAAGACAATCCTGCACTACTTTGGCATTGCTGGTCAGCAGCTCGATCAGGTTTGCTGTGTTGCCGATCTTCTCCTTCAGCAGCTCTGCAAGATTAAGTGTCGTTGATAATAACTTCGTCACTTCCGTCACATTAATACCATCAAAATGCAACTCAAATACTGGACAGTCATCCACCAGATCTCCATTCTGCAGATTACCAATCGTATATGCTGGAGCTACTGGGTTAGATGCTGCTGGCGTTCCCATAATCACGATCCATTCATTACTCTCAATATTGGTTTCTGCATTTCTTTTGTACCTGTTAACCACCAGATCAATACGTTTCATACCACGGCTTCCATTGGTAAATTCTACCTCATCATAAGTTCCAATCTTTACACTTGATACGTTTCCGTGGTGGCTCATCATTCCGCTGCGAATCTTTAAGATATTGTTCGAAGCAAGTTCCGGCTCTAAATTTTCCCCGGAAGTAATAATGTAGCTTTCCTGACCAATCATGCCTTCCAAGATCTGGCGAAACTGTTGGCTCGTAACATGTGGCTTATCGCCCATCCCACTAACTATTTCCATTATCATTTTCTCCTTCCAATTCATATTCTTTTGACATCACTCCTGCTGTTATGCTGCAGGTAATGTTCTCAACCGGCTTAGCTCCATACATACCGGTTAAATAATCACGACCACCGACTATATCACCGATACCTACATCGATGCCAAGCTTCTCCACATCCATGCCGAATTTTTTCTTACTCATCAGCTCTGTTAATTTGTCGATCGCCTGATCATCCAATTGCTCTGTCTCAGTTGATGTATTTTCATACACTTGAATTATCTCATCAAGTCCTGTGTAATACTGGGTCTTCTTAATTGAACCATCCGGCCAGACATACAGATGAAATACATTTCTGTCCTGAAGCTCCCCTTTTCCAGTTACGATTAGATGATTCACGCCGTCCCGGATATCTTCCATTGTATAGTTAAGTCCACAATCCTTGGACAACTCAATCTGATCAGAATAATCTACGATTGGAACTGCTCTGATCAGAATATATCCAGGAATCCCTTGTTCTCTCTTATGCCTAATATCCAATCGGTGCCCGACAGATTTAAGCATCTTTGTGACACCTTCCAATAGTGAACAATATCGATCGAACTTGTAATTGCTTACAGAGATTCCAGTATTCGCACTGGATACCACATACAGTCCACCAAATTCAGGCTCTATAAGTGTCTTAAGCACTGTATTAAGTTCCCCCGACACAATCTTGTAATTGCTCCCTGACGGCGGTTCAATGACTTTGCGCGCTAATCGTCCGCGCCATGTATAGCCTTTCAGTTCTACATAATCCAGTGTGGTACTGGTGAGAATTTCGCCGATAATTCCACCAAATTCAGTATCTGGAATATATACCAGATTCCCGTAAGTCATATTTTCCGACCAATAACACCGGGCAATTTTTACGGAGAATTTCATCTCTCCATTTACATCAAAAGTACAATTTGCATCCCGCAATGGATTACTTCCAATCTCTCGCTGCTTTGTTGCAAGAATTACCATGCTGCCTCCTTCCGCTTCAGGAACACATACAGATCTATCCCGAAGTCTCCGCTCCAGTTCACAGTTATCAATCCTGCCGGCATTTTTTCAAAAACAGAATAATCATATCCCCGGGCGTCAAACAGATTTGCTGTCGTACCATTGGACAGATACTTTGTAATAGTCTGCTCCAATGTATTAAGTATCAAATATTCATTGCTTTCCAGTGTTGTAAGGACTTCATAGGGATATCCGTTAATCAACACTTTGGGATTCACGCATGGACCATATATTATCATCTCGAAATCGGATGGAATGATATGATCAACTTCAAACGTACTGGATCCACGTTTTTCATTCGCAAAACCGAACGAAAAATTAAATGGAAAGTTTAGTCCGTTCTCTGCAGATGCTTCTGCTTGTGGATAAAAATTCTTCTCCAGAATCGTGATCCAAGACAATTCCGGAGCAAGGAATGTAAGTTCCACCTCTGTGTACACATATCCTTTCCATCCAGTTTTCTTGGTCTTATAAATCTGACACGGCAAGAACGTATCATTCACATATAAACGCCCGTAATTACCTGTCTCAGCATCAACAGAGATGATTCTGTATAATGTTTCCATGTTCTGCGTGAACTCTTCTCTCTTTCCGAAGACGTCCAAGGTAATTACCTTTTCATAGCCATTCTCTGTTTCTTCCCACGTACTATCAAACCAGTCTGCATCTATTGTACGAAAAGGCGCCCTAGTCAACCAGAGCACCTCTCCCTTGCTGTTCTTATAATATGCCTTTATCATAACGCCGGCACCGCTCCTTTCGGTAATGGCTCATCAATTCTCTTTGTTCCCAGATAGATCGGACGCTTGGATAATTTATCTGCAGCTTTCATCTGGATCCTTTCTAACCGGTCATAATCGATATCTTTTCCTCCATCGAATCCCGGATAATTCTTTACTCTTCCAACGGTCTTATCTGCAGTTCTCGCCGATAATGCAAGATCTACGGATTTCTGTAATCCGGATACCGCTTTCTGTACTCCTACATTCATGGACTTGATTGGAATATTCTTCTCAAATCCAATTCCCATACCAAGAGCCATCATCTTACCTACCTGATCACGGAATACTCTGGATGGCGAATGGATTCCAAGAGCACTCTTTGCCGCATCTAATGCCTTGTTCGCCGCACTCTTCGCTGCTTCTACGATTGCACCGGCTGCACCGGTTAATCCACTGGCAATGCCCTTTATAATATTCATTCCAACACTGCCCCAGTTCACACTGGTAAATGCATTCTTGATCTGGCTTACCATGCTCGGTATCTTTCCGATTAATGCTGGTATTCCCTGCACCAGTCCAACAGCGAGCTTACTTATGATCTGCACTCCTGCGGTCAGAATCTTTGGAAGATTCGTTATAATGGTTGATGCAAGCTTTCCTATAATTATCGGTGCCTTCGCTGCCACCAATGGGATTGAATTTGCAATTCCACTTGCGAGACCATTCATTAAATTAAGTCCAGAAGTAATTAATTGTGGCAGATTACTTATCAGTGATGTAACCAGTGTTAGTATCATCTGTGCTGCGCATGGTATCAATTGTGGTAATTGTGCTGCCAGACTGCTCACTAACGTGGATATAATGCTTGCTCCTGCAGTAATCAATGCCGGCAGATTCACCGTAATCGCATTAAGAATTCCCATGATCAGCGTTGCGCCCTGAGCAACTAATCCCGGTAATGCTGCAGTAATGCCATTGGCAAAGTTCGTGATTACTTCCGGTCCTTTGGTCTGTGCAAGCAATAACAGCTGATCAATCTGTGTACCGAACTGACTATAGATCAATCCCATACCGGCAACGATGATTGCAGCTCCTGCGCTGATGTTGATCAACTTAAAGAATGTTGGTGCGAAGAATGCCACTCTTGATAAAATTGGTGTAAATGCATTCCCGATAAAACCGGCGTATTCGGATATCTTTGTGCCAACTTTTCCCAGGACTTTAGAAACTTTTGCTGAAGCCGCTGACATCTTCGCGCCAAGCTCCGCAAACTTCTTCGTTATCCCTGGAAATTTTTCAGCCAGTTTCGGCCCGATTTTTCCGAAAGATTCGCCTATCTTTTTAACGGTATTTGTTACAGCTCCGGTAATTTTCCCGCCCGGACCATTTGTCCAGGACTCAACCATAAATCCACCAAGATCTTTCAGTCGAGGAGCTATTTTTTCTCCCAGATCCTGAAACGGAAGTGCAATGCTTTCGCCAAGGAATTTGAACTCGCCACCTATCTTTTTCAATGTGACACTGGCACTCTTTGCCCCTTTAGGTACTTTTCCTATAGATGTGACAACTCCATCAACAATGTCGTTAAATCCATCAGTTGCAGTTTTTACATTTTCAATTCCTTTTCCAAATATGGACAACGCCGGAGCAGATCCGGCAATTACCACTGCCATCTTTCCAAGGTTTAACAGTTGATCACTGTTCATCCCCTTTAGCTCACTGGCTAATTTGGAAATACTATCAGTAAAACCTTTTACTTGCGGAACAGCGCCTCCGATTTTCCCGGCAAGTGCGCTGACAACATCCATTCCCGTTTTCCCTAATCTTGGAATGATCTGACCTAAATTTGTAAAAATATTCTGTGCTGCAGTCCAGAACGTCTCTACAAGGTCATTTGCACTTATAACTCCAGCTTCAAAGTTTTCCCAAGCTGCTTTGGCAGAATTTACAGAACCTTCAATTGTAGTCGCTGCCTCTTTCGAAGTAGTCCCAGTAATTCCCATCTGCTTTTGCACAACACTGATGGCATTTACAATATTTCCAAAGGATAAGCTACTTGCATCGACTGTAACACCAAGTTCCTTCTGGACATCGGTCATCTTTGACGCATCAGAAATGAGGCGTTTCATCTCTTCCTGAGTACCGCCATACCCAAGCTTTAAGTTATCAAGCATGGTGTAGTTCTGTTTCGCAAAACCCTGATAAGCGTTCTGGATGTCACGCATGTTCGTCCCCATCTTATTCGCATTATCAGACATATCCACGATAGCTCGGTCTGCATAAGATGCTGCTTTTGCAGTATCTCCGCCAAGGCTCTGTAACAGTGATGCAGAAAAGCTTGTCACTGTTTCCATATAGTTGTTTGCGGACATTCCTGCAGTCTTGTATGCCTTATTCGCGTTTGCTACGACCGTATTCGCACTGTCTTTGAATAGAGTCTCTACGCCACCTACCTGTTGCTCCATGTTGGCAACTACGCCGAGCGACGATTTTATAATCGCCGCAGCTCCAGTTCCGACCGCAGCAATTGCTCCAGTCATTGCCTTACTGACTATTGATAGTCCTGATTTGCCAAGACTACCAAGTTTGCTTATGCCATCATTAAATCCCTTTTCATTTATCTTGGTATCAAAATTTAAATAGCCGTCTGCCATACTATCATCCTTTCTGATAGCACGGCTCAACGGCTCACATGTGCTTTATATCTTTATTTTTACTTCTCTCTTACACTCCCGACAGTTAATATATACACCATCACATTTGGCGGTATCATTAAAAATTAATAACTTCTTGCCACAATAAGGACACCTGTACCACTTGCGTTCTGTCGGGATCTTAATCATATGCTCCATCACGCAAACATATCTCCAATCTCATAATCTGTCATTTTTCTCCGATTCTTCTTTTTCAGCGCAACTATCTCCTGTATCTTTTTAATTCTCTTACGCTCGTCCTTATCTTTAGTTGTCCGGAGATCTATGCTCCGGTACATAATTCTCTGTTTGATTTCTGTCTTTTCCGGAAGGCCAGCAAACAATGTCTGGAACTCCCACCAGTGCATATACGGAATCGTCTGCAGATTAATTCCATACACCTCTCGAAATGCACTGTAAATACACTCTGCATCTTGTTCAAAAGAATACAATTGCTTCGGTGCAGATCTGGTAATACTCTCATCCTCTTCTGCGTTTTCTGTTTTCATTGCAAGGAAATCACCCAATGCATAAACTGCTGCTTCCAAATCATCCGGAACACCATCTGTGTACCACTGCAGCAACAGTCGGCACTTAATTTGCCAAGGGACTTTGGCATCATCAATCAATTGTATAAAACGGATCCATTCTCTAAAATCGGTTTCAACTAAGAATCTTTCTCCATTTACTCTGACTGTTTTCGGAAATTCTTCGAATAAAATATTCATAACATTTTACCCTTTGTAATGCTGCTTCTTTTTCTTTCCCTGCTGTTTGTTGTAATAACGTCTCTGCTGTCTGTTTCCATGTTCCTGCACGTTATATCGATCATATTTTTCAAAGAACTCTTTTGTCTGAGTATTTTCACATTCTGAAAGTTTCTCTCCTGCTTCTATACATAATTTATAACTTGTTCTCCCTTGGAACATAGCTTCATGCGTTCCTTCCCCGAAAAGATAATCGAAAAAGTTAAAATAGCACTGACACTGAGCTCTAAACAATTCTGCTGTTTTCCCTGTCTTTGGAACTTTAGCTGCATCTTCCGACAGCTTCTCTTGTGCATATTCCAAGTCCGTCAAAAAATCGGCATCTGTAAAATCCACTTCCGTTTCAAAATCTCCAAATTTAAAAAGGCTCATCGGCTCACTCTCCTATCTTTACTCTGCTGTAAATGTACATGTCTGCCAGCTATCTGTTGTTGTGGCAGTTCCTTTAATGATTTCCCCGGCTGCTTTCAGACTTCCCTTGTAGATCAGCGCATCTGTTCCGTCACCTTCCGTATCCGGGATCACGCTCCAGTCACGCTTTCTTGCGGTACAAGTATTTCCCTCATCTGCTTTTGTTTCAAACAGATCTACAACCACCACTGTTACCTGAGCGTCTGATCCAAGAAGTTCATCGTCCGTGATCATTGCAAGTTTTTTCTGTACTGCATCGTTCGTGTATAAGTCAAACTCATAGTCCATAGATGGTGCATATCCTACCACATCAGATCTTTCACTCGCTTCATCTACGTACTGCCGACTGTATTCTGTAGAATTCTTTCCATCAGACAGCGATGTAAAACCCGTCATTCTGGTGTATGTTTTTCCATCACCCGCAACATCCATAAACGCAACTCGCTTATGTCTGCCTACTAATTTCTTTTTGCTTGTATCTCCTTCCATGATACAACCTCC